AACATCACCTCCAGCTGGAGTTATTGCTAAAGTAATTGATTTAGATGTTATAGTTCCTGCCGTTAATTTACCAACATTTAAATCACTTATCTTAGCATTATTTATTATTGCATCTTTAATATTTGCAGTATTTGCTACAAATTCGTTAACACTAGCACTATTGGCTGCGATATTATCAACTGCTAATAATACACCCCCCTCACCTCCAAATACTTGAAATGTAGCTTGAGAAGTTGTATCAGTATTATTTTGTGCAACTGCTATTATAAATTTTCCAGAACCTGGTGTATAATTTGTTGTAGTTTGTAAAACTGTTAGAGAAGTTCCAATATCTAAATAAATATATGTAAGAGCTGCCATATTTCCAGTATTACTTGCATCAATAGCATAAGTAGTTCCATCTAGTAAAGAAATCGTTCCAGAACTCCATGCAACTACTCTATAATCAGTTGCACTAAATGTCATATCTTGTGACCAATCTTGTATTGATATTTCTGAACCTGATTGAATATTTGTAATTGTTGATAAATCTATATTAACGCCATATAAAGCAAAAGTTCCTGCACCTAAATCATATTTTAAATAATTAGCATCTGCTGCTGCTCCTATATATGCACCATCAGCAGAAAATATATAACCAGCATTTGTTGAGTCTGAAAAATTTAATTTGCCATATTTTAATATTCCACCTACTAATGTCATATTTTCTACTTGTATATTTCCTATTCTTCCATCAATCATGAAACCTTGGACACCTGGAAGGTAATTTCTCGATTTTATCCATGTATTTAACCATACATCAGTTAAACTATTTCCAGTAGTAATAATTGGTGCTGAGCCCTGAGATGCAGTTGTAGATTGAGAAACACCATATCCTTCTCCACCCGATAATACTGAAGAAGCTGGAGCATCTCCAATAACTCCCATATCTGAGCGTTCCATATTGTTTGAATACGGTCGGTCTATATTTTCATAATCTAATTTTGATACGTTTGACATGTTAATCTATTTTTTTATAATTTAATTTTTATACTATGCTCTATGCTCTTCCTGCTCATTTGTCTGAGCGTATAGGATAGCACACCTCGATATCGAGCAAATTCTATCACTAAACTCGCGAAAGGATAGGTTTAAGGATCGGCAACGAGCAGGCTCTTCATCATCTCCATGAGCTGTTACTTTGAAAACCGTGCATCCTTTTTCAGATTCTCCTAGGAGTTCATAAAAATCGCCACCATCCAAAGAAACAAAACATTTTATACCAATACCCCTTTCAGATTCCAGAATTATCTCACGAGGATAACTGATATTTTCAAAGTTTTTAGTTAAGTTTATTTTTCCACTGTCAATTCTAAATGGTATTTCGTCTGAATCGTCATCCTTTGTACCTTGTAAAAAATCATTCACATTACTACTAGAACTACAAAACTCTAATTTTTCTATATCAGAACTAGTAATATATCTATGAAAGAATTTTGCATCAATCCCAGTGTGTATGTACCAATTTTCTGTTCTTAAATTTCTTTCTACTACTACATCAGATAAAACTCTATTAATCGAACCATCTAAATTATATAATGTTACATCACCTAATGAGCAAAATATACTTAATCCTTTTCTACCCATTGCTCCTGCTTCTAATCCATCTTTACTTGCTCCATCAAATAATGGTTGTATCTTTGCTGATATTAATTTTGGAGTATCACCAGTTGTTGCATAAATACCATTATATCCTAAGAAGAATAATGTACCCAATGTTTTTACCCAGCCTTCACCTGAAATACAACCAACTCCTAAATCAAAACTTGTTGGTATTGGCTGTGTACCATTATATGTAGCTAAATTATATTTATTAGCTATCATCATTATATCACCAATATTTGTAAATAATGTTAATGCACTATTATCTCCTCCAGTTAATTTCATAGTGTCATATCTTTTTACATTTTCACCCGAAGCTGCATTATCTACCCATCTAAATACTCTTGCACCCGTATAAGTACCATCTACCCAAATTTCATCAGATGAATTAAAATTTACTCCACTAGCAAATGTAATTGCATTTATTTGAAAACTAGTTTCTGTTTTAGCCTTTACAGTTAAGTCAGCAATTTTTGTACCACCCCTATAAATATCTAATATATCAGTAGCATATATATATTTTGTATCAGTTACTGTTACCCAATCGTCTGCTCCTGGTGTGGTGTGGTCGCCGTCAATTAAACCAACTATTCCTAATGGTTCTGATGACTTCATAATTCCAGTTGGATATCTTGTTGAACCAATATAATAATCTCCAATATATAATCTATCTTTATAAAAATTAACTTTATTTGCTTTTGGTGAATTATATAAATGTCCTGTTGCTGTTGCTGATGTTACTACATTTAAACTATTTGCAGAAAAAGTAATTGTTGCATCTCCAGTACCAGTAGCCTTTGTTAATGTTCCACTTGCAGATGGACTACCAGTGCCAGAAGTAGTTAATGAAGTACCCCCAGCTATTGTAGCAAGAACAGTAAACGTTTTACCATTATTAGTATAGGTAGCACCAATAGTTGCATTTGCAGCAGTAACAGTAAAGAAATATTGATTAGAATTAATATATCTATTGGAGTCTGTTCCATTCATTATGAAAAGACAGCTTTCTGCTTCTACAAAATCGCAAGTTGCTGCTTCTAATCCTGTACCTTCACCTAATAATGATGTCCATACTGATGAATTATTAAGATAGTAGATTGAAGTTGTTGCTGCCACGCTGGAAACCCTATACATATTTTTTCCTTCACTATCAAAGTAATATAATCCAAAATTTGCAGTTGAAGCCAAAGCATTTCCTAATCTTATATATCCATTACGTTTCGTTACCGTGCCTATTTTATCACCTCTTGCGTTCTCAGCTATTTCTAATTCTTGACGTTTCGAAATTACATGAGATACTATCATGTTTACGCCATCAATATAACTTATTTCTAATCTTTTCAATTGTGATTTTGTTGACATATTGATTTTAATTATTTAAAAATTCTTTTATTTGTTCTTCATTATTATTTTTTATTCCATATTTCTTATGAAATTTTTTATGTTCTTTTTTTGAGAATGTAATTCCATTATCTATAGCTAATCTTAATTCAGGATATTTAGAAAAGTTCTTAATATGATGAGCATTTAATTTCCCGCCTTTTATATTACTCTTCTGACATATCCAGTTATCTCTTGCAAAGACTGCCTCTCTCCATAGTCTATATTCTATACAATTTCTAATTTTATCATTTTCTGTAGATATACCACCTTTCCAATTATGATTTTTTTCTCCACTATTTCTACCAATATTAGATTTACTCATTTTTTTTCTAGTTTCTATAGAATGATGTTTACCATATAATGGATGATTTTTACCAGAATTAATTTTACGTCCTCTGTTTGCCAAACTTATCTTTTTTTTAGATTTTTCTAACATGTGTTTACCATAAAACGGATTATTTTTACCACTTTTTGCTTTACTCATATTTTTTTTGGCTTCATCAGAACGAAGAATACCAGTCATTGATATACTCATTTTTTTCTTTGTTTCATCTGAATGATGTCTACCAATTTGTGCTTTACTCATATTTCTCTTAGCTTTCTTAGACGGTTTTTTACCAATTTTTACTTTACTCATCTTTTCTAATGTTTCTTTAGAATATACATTTGTTTTCCCCTTATTCCATGGTATCTTTATTTTTCTCATATATTTATTTAAACATTAGATGATGTACTAATTCCAAAAGAATCTAAGGAATTATTTTGTTTATGGCTGATAATTTTCATATTTTGGATAGCAATTTTAAATGACTCAAAGTGTTCTTTAGCATTAGATTTGTCAAGTTTTCCAGAAGCCCTATAAAGCATCCAATCAATAATCAAATAAAAATTATTATCAGGAATTTCAACTGAATCGTAGTATGAATTTAAAACTGTTGATTTTTTCTTATAGTAAACATTATATGTATCAGCACCAGTTGGAATTGGAGAAAAACCAATATATGCACCTCTTAAAAAATAATTTACATTGCCATTACTATAAATAGCATCAGCATCATTTTTAGGAACATTTTTAATATTTATCGTGTTTATTAAATCTCCATCACTATCCGTAACTGACCTTATGTCACTAAAATTAGTCGGTAGAGCATACTCTTGAGTTCCAGATACTGTTGTAACTGTCCACTCATCAGCAATATTATAATTCTGATTTACTAGGTTAAGCTCGTTTTGAATCTTTGAAATTGCCTCATTCAGCCACCTAAAAGCGTCAGAATTATCTATAAGTTTTTGCTCCTTGTTATTAAGCTGAGAAAAAAAGGCATCAAATATATCCTTCACAGAATTTTCTGAAAATCCTCCATAAGGTATGGCATTAGAATCACTTGTTTTCTGTTTTGTTATAGAATTATAAAAACAAAAGAATCCATACCCAGTAGTATTTACAGTATCTTCATAAACAGTAAATGTTCGATTAGCTTGTACATTAATACTATATTTTATTGAACCAGTACCAATCGTTCCAGTATCGGCATCAAGTCCAGTAGCATTTGTTACTTCAAAATAATCAGTTCCTATCCCTGTGACTTCGAACGTTTCATTATTAGCAGCATCAAGATTTTGAGCATTAATAATAACTTCACTATTTATCTCAACAATAGCATCTATATCTGGGTCTGTTCCTGTTCCAGTATATGTATATTTAAAAACATTACCAGTTTCGTCTGAAACAGTAAATTCAGTAGTAGAATCACCCATACTTTTAGTAAGAGGATTTTCAACAGCACTAAAGGTGGCAGCAGCAGTTTGATAATATTTAACTTGATTATATCCTATAATAGTTACTTTAGTATCTTGAGCATGGGCATATTTAGTAGATGGTGTAATTGTTATTGTATTTGTAGAAGTAGTTACTCCAGTAATTTTTACTATTTCAGAAGATTGAGAACCAAAATTACCTATTAATGCAAATTTATTAGTAACTGCACAACTACTATTATTTAAAACAAGAGACGCTTGTCCAGATGTATAATTTGTACTTAAATAACTAAATTTAGCACCCTTAAGAAGCTGTCTGTTATCACTATTTAAACTTAACATATTTTTATATATTATTTATTTTTTTAAAAAAAAGACAAAATTGCCCAAACAAAAGGGATAATTTTATCTTCATATAATTGTATTATACCATAAGTATACATAAATTTAAAATATTTAACATTATTTTATTATTATTTTATTCCATATCTACCAATTTCATCTATACTACCATACATATTTATAATATCTATTGAACCACGTGGAGTAAAATCTTCTATTACCATTGATGGTGAAACACTCGGACTTACACTAGGACTAATACTAGGAGATATACTTGGTGAAATAGAAGGACTCAAGCTCTGAGAAGGACTTTGGCTAGGACTAATAGAAGGAGATTCTGATGGACTAATTGAAGGTGATTCAGAAGGACTTATAGATTGTGATATTGAAGGTGATATACTAGGAGAAATAGAAGGAGATATTGAAGGAGAAATAGATGGACTAAAACTAGGACTAATTGATTGACTAATTGAGGGACTTATAGAAGGTGAAATACTAGGAGATATACTCGGACTAATACTAGGTGATTCAGATGGAGAAATACTTGGAGAAATAGATGTACTAGGAGATTCTGAAGAACTAATAGAAGGTGATTCACTGGGACTAATTGAAGGACTAATACTAGGACTTATACTAGATGAAATTGAAGGACTTATTGAAGGTGATTCTGAAGGACTTATTGAAGGTGATTCTGAAGAAGAAATACTAGGTGATATACTCGGTGAAATAGATGTACTAGGACTTTGACTAGAACTAATAGAAGGAGATATACTAGGGGATATACTAGGACTTATAGACGGAGAAATAGAAGGAGATTCACTAGGACTAATACTAGGACTAATACTCTGACTAGGAGATTGACTTGAAGAGATACTTGGAGAAATACTCTGTGATATTGAAGGAGAGATTGAAGGAGAAATACTAGGACTGATACTCGGTGATATTGAAGAAGAGATAGATGGACTTAGTGAAAGTGAGATACTAGAACTTATACTAGGTGATATGCTTGGTGAAATTGAAGTTGAAGGTGATTCTGATGGACTAATTGAAGGACTAATACTCGGTGATATAGAAGGAGATATACTTGGGGATATAGAAGTAGAAGGAGATTCAGAGGGCGAAATACTAGGTGACTCAGAAGGACTTATACTAGGTGAAATACTAGGGGAAATACTTGTACTAGGACTTTGGCTAGAACTAATACTAGGTGATATAGATGGAGATAGAGAGGGACTGATTGATGGAGAAATACTTGGAGAAATAGATGTGCTTGGAGATTCAGAAGGCGAAATACTAGGCGAAATACTAGGTGATTCTGATGAACTAGGAGAACCTGAGGGTGATAAACTTGAAGACAAACTAGGACTTAAAGAAGGGCTTATAGATGGAGAGATACTCTGAGATGGTGATTGGCTAGGACTTATACTTGGACTCTCACTAGGCGAAATAGATAGGGATATTGAAGGTGATAATGATGGGCTTATACTCGGACTTATAGAAGTACTAGGACTCTCACTTGAACTTATTGATGGACTAAGTGAAGGTGACAAACTAGGACTAATAGAAGGACTTATAGAGGTACTTGGTGACTCTGATGAAGAAATACTTGGAGACAAAGAAGGGCTCTCTGATGAAGATATACTAGGAGAAATAGAAGGACTTATACTTGGACTAATACTAGGACTAATAGAAGGACTTTCTGATGGACCAACAAACTCTACATTAAAATAATTTGTTTTTAAACTTGTTACCTCTGGAGGTGAAACTGACGGACTTATACTAGGACTTATTGATGTGCTTGGACTCTGACTTGATGATATACTTGGTGATTCAGAAGGGCTAATACTTGGTGAAATACTAGGTGAAATAGAAGTAGAAGGTGATTCTGATGGAGATATACTAGGTGAGATACTAGGGCTTTCACTAGGAGAAATTGAAGGACTTATACTAGGACTTAAAGAAGGACTTTCACTAGGACTAATACTTTGTGATGGACTTTGACTTGGACTAATTGAAGGTGAAATACTAGGACTTATACTAGGACTAATTGAAGGACTTTTACTCGGTGATATAGATGTACTTGGTGAAACTGAAGGGCTGATACTTGGAGATATACTAGGAGATATTGAAGTACTAGGTGAAACTGAAGGCGATATGCTAGGAGATAAACTAGGACTAATAGACGGACTAATTGAAGGACTGATACTTTGACTTGGACTTTGTGAAGGACTAATACTATGACTTATACTAGGAGATATACTAGGAGAAATTGAAGGGCTTATACTAGGACTTTCTGAAGGCGATATAGAAGCACTAGGAGATTCACTAGGACTAATTGAAGCACTTGGTGATTCCGAAGGCGATATGCTAGAGCTTATAGAAGGACTAATACTTGGAGATATGCTTGGAGATATCGAAGTACTTGGACTCACAGAAGGAGATATAGACGGAGATATACTTGGACTAATAGATGTAGATGGACTTTCAGAAGGGCTTATTGAAGTACTAGGCGATTGACTTGGAGATATGCTTGGTGACTCTGACGAACTAATACTTGGACTGATACTAGGAGAAATAGACGGTGATAAACTTTGACTAGGACTCTGACTAGAACTTATACTTGGCGAAATAGAAGGACTCAAACTCGGACTTATAGAAGGAGAAATTGAAGGACTTATACTTTGCGAAGGAGACGTTGAAGACGATATACTAGGAGAAATACTAGGTGAAATACTAGGAGAGATAGAAGTACTTGGAGATTGAGAAGAACTTATTGAAGGAGATATTGATGGTGATATACTTGGAGATATTGAAGGAGAAAAAGAAGGACTCAAAGACTGACTAGGTGACTCACTAGGACTTATTGATGGAGATATAGAAGGGCTTAGACTCTGGGATGGACTTTGTGAAGATGATATACTAGGACTGATACTTGGTGATTCACTTGGGCTTATAGATGGAGAAATTGAAGGTGACTCTGAAGATGATATAGAAGGTGATATTGAAGGGCTAATTGAAGGAGATATTGAAGTTGAAGGAGATTGTGAAGATGAAATTGAAGGACTTATACTCGGACTAATACTTGGGGATAAAGAAGGTGAAATTGAAGGAGATATACTTGGGGATATGCTAGGACTCAAACTCTGTGAAGGGCTTTCACTAGAACTAATTGAAGGGCTTTCACTAGGACTTATGCTAGGTGATAAACTAGGAGATAAGGATGGAGATATGGATATACTTGGAGATTCTGAAGAGCTAATTGAGGGACTTATACTAGGGCTAATAGATGTACTAGGTGATTCGCTTGATGATATACTTGGTGAAATACTTGGTGATATGGAGGTACTTGGACTTTCGCTTGAAGAGATGCTTGGTGATTCACTAGGGGAAATAGATGTAGATGGACTTTGTGAGGAAGATATTGAAGGGCTTATACTTGTACTGGGACTTACTGAAGGAGATGCACTCGGTTGTATTTCTAATAAAATACCATCATCAGTTTCCTGTAGTATTTTATCTCCAGTTTCTTGTAATATGTAATCTGCCATTTATCTAATACTTTAGTATTTAAAAATTAACTATTTTAAATCCAAATTCCTATTGCCCGCGGACACAACGCACACAGTAGGTGTTGCTCTTATAGTTGTAGTACACGTTGCCGTTGTGGAAATACACGCTCAAGGCGCTGCCAGTGTTGTCAGGGTTGGTAGTAGAAGACCAATAGTTGTTGGACTGAGTATTTGGAAAATAGGTCTGGTCAATGTATGGAGCTGATATATTAGCATCATATTTTACAATAGATACTAATTCTTTTATATTTGGCAATCTCCAATCACTATATCCAGCATAGGTCCCAGTAGTACCAATTTGGTCCTCACAATAAATCTGGGCATTTTCCCAAGTATAAGTTGTTGCTTTATTAGCAACAGTTTTTTGTTCCCACATTAATCCCGTATTTAAGTCATTGACAATAATTTCCCCACCTACATCTGTGGTAGAATATCTCAGAGTAGCTCCGGATTCATAATACCCGTCATCTCTTAGCTTAGTGCCATAAGATGTTGTCTGCCCAGTTGCGTGAACTTTAAAATTTAATGCCTCTCTTAAATGAGCCACTGTAACTTTTTTAGTTGTTGGTGTTCCAGAAACATCTACTAAAGGTAATACATCTGTATCAGCTGGTACATCACCAATAGCATCCATTTCTGTTATTTTTTTATCTGCCATAAATTTATTTTTTTTTATTAATTATTATTCTTCCATTAAATACTTTTTCAAATTAGCTACTGTAACTTTTTTAGTTATTGGAGTTCCAGTTACATCGTCTACTATTACTAGTATGTCAGCATCATCGGGTGTTGCTCCAAGAGCAACAAGTTCTGTTATTTTTGCGTCTGCCATATTATTATTTTTAATTATTATTTATTTTCCTATATTATTAAAGGCTTTTGCCCTTTTTTTGTCAAAGAGCAAGAACTATAGCCCATTTATATTAATTATTTTAAAAAAAAGACAAATTAGCCTAAAACGGCTTAAATTCATCTTCATATTTGTATATTATGTATATTTTGTATATTACATATTATAGCACAAGTCTTTATTTATTGCTATTTACTACTCTTTTCGTTCTTTTTTAATTCAGATAATGATTTTTTATCCCATCCATTCACGGGCATAAAACGTTCAATAACAAAACTAACTGGATATATCTGCTTAGGATGTTTAAAATTTACAAACTTATCTCTTATATATCTTTTTGTTTTTTGTACTGCTCTACCACTCTGATGATAAGGAAAACTGAAATCTGACCCTTGAGTCCTAAACATATGGGAAAACCAAGTTTCCGTATTAACTAAAACTTTTCCTCCTGCCAACCATTGAGATAAACTCAATTCTATTTATTTTCAATTTTACTAATTTCATATATTTTTTTTATTATTAAACGTCTAATTGATAAACTCTATAAGAAAAAGTTTCATTAGTTGCTCTGTAATTAGTTAAATTTGGTATATTGGCTGATAAAGTAAAATCTTCATCTTCTGCTGAAGTACTATCTGAATCTATTGTTTCCCAAGTACTACTATTAATATTATAAACTTGTAAATAAACTGTACTTAAAGTTGGAGATAAACTACTTTGACCTATCCAAGTAATATTTGCATAATTTGAAGCTGCATCATATTCTTTAAATTGATGTATTCCATATTGAGAAGAAATAACTGTTTGAGCAACTCTAGCTTCATCATCTGTAGCTACATCTGTATAATCTTGTACAGAATAAGCAGTACCTAAGTCTGTAGCATCAGCAGGTAAAGCAGCTATATCTTCTCTTGTATAATCTTGCCAACCTGGACTTGGACTTGGTGAAGCACTAGGACTGATTGAAGGAGATAAAGAAGGAGACAAACTCTGAGATGGACTTTGTGAGGATGATATAGAAGGTGATAAGCTAGGGCTTATTGAAGGTGAGATTGAGGTACTAGGACTTTGTGAGGAAGATATACTAGGACTGATACTTGGTGATTCACTTGGGCTTATAGATGGAGAAATTGAAGGTGACTCTGAAGATGATATAGAAGGTGATATTGAAGGGCTAATGCTTGGACTAACAGAAGGTGAAATTGAAGGTGAAATACTTTGTGAAGGAGATTCTGATGGTGAGATAGAAGGAGATATACTTTCTGAAATACTTGGACTTAAACTAGGAGATATTGAGGTAGAAGGAGATTGAGATGGTGATATTGATGGACTTGTACTTCCTCCTCCAAAAGGAACATCTGAACTAAATGTACAAGTATTATTATTAGTTAAATCATTATTATTAGTTGTCTCATCTAATCCATCATTATTAAACTTCCAATAAGCTACTAATCCAGCTTCATCTCCTACTAATTCTTTCTCATAATTATCTTCTATTTCTTGTGCTGTTCTAACATCATTCCATATTCTTACTTCATCAATAAGCCCATCAAAAGACTTACTTGAAGCATCTCCTGGATTATAAGCACCTATAAACAGTGGAGCAGAAGAATTATATATATCCGTAGCACCATTCTGAGTCTTAGTACTGTCTACTTCAACACCATCTATGTATATAATACCAGTCTGTGATGATGCTACTATAGTCCACGCAATATGATGCCATTTTCCTACATCAGTAGAAGTAAATGCAGTGTCAATTTCAAAAGCACAATACAAAACACTTGCACTATAATATGCAACATATAATTTATCGTTTATATTTATCACAGATGCGAACGCTCTTTGCCCAGCTGACCAATCATATCTATTAAATAATGGAAAATTTACTTCAGCAGTTGATGGTAGTTGTTCTAATTTTATCCAAGCTTCAATAGTAAATGAACCACTTAAATCTAAACCAGTCTGGTCTCCATCAGTTATGCTCCAAGATTGAGAACTAGATAGTTCTAGGTCTGTACTATTAGAATTGGACATAATATTGTGTTATTAGTGAATAATATATTTTTGACATTTGTATTTCTTTATGATAAGTTCTTTTATGACATTTACTACAAAGAGTTACACCATTATTTATATCTAACCTTTTTTCTGGATAATCTTTAAATGGCATAATATGATGTGCATTTAATTTTTTATTAGAACCACAATCTAAACATCTAAAAGAATCTCTTTTAAATACTTCTCTTTTCCATTTTTTAGCTTCACTACTGTTTCTCAAATAATGATTAGTAATTCTTTCATTTCTTTTGTTCTGCCAATTATAATGTTTATTACCAGATAAAAAACCTTTTAATCCTTTATTCCAAGGAGTAAAACCCTTAGAAAAACCATTATTATTACCAAGACTAGCACAACTTCTACACATTCCAGTTCCTAAATTTTTTCTATACCAAAAAGTTTTATATTTTAAATATTCAATCTTTCCACATTTCTTACATTTCCATTTTTTCAACATATATCTATATTAATTCATTATTTATTAAACGCCAATCATAAGTTCTAAATTCTGCTTCTTGTCCATATCCAATGCTTTTAACATATTCATTTTTCCCGTCTTTTTTATAAAAAAATACCTGATAACCAATATTACCATTAAGACAAAGATATTCGTGAACTTCTATATCTAAATCACCATCTTTATATCTTTTCTTTTGTAGATGCTTAGAATTTTCTTTTATATAATCAGATTGTTCTTGTTCAAATATTTTTAATTTGTCAAAAATTATTGCACTATACTGTATTTTAATTGTATTTATATCCATAATTCTTATTATTTTAAAAAAAAGACAAATTAGCCTAAAATGGCTTAAATTCATCTTCATATTTGTATATTATGTATATTTTGTATATTACATATTATAGCACAAGTCTTTATTTATTGCTATTTTACCTATAAATCTTCCAGTTTTTTTATCCTTAGGATGTGGATTTATTTTTTGAGCTAAACTCATTTTTTGTTTAGCTTCTTCAGAATGATGTTTTCCTAACATTCCTTTTGGATATCCATTTTTATATACCTTTTTTTTACCTATCAATTTATTAGCATATTTTTGTACTCTAATATCTGTTTCTTTTGTTAATCCTTTATTCCAACCAGAATTTCCCATATTTGCTTTACCAATCTTTTCTTTAGTTTTATCTGAGCGAGGTATCCCTTTATTCCAAGGTATATTTCCTTTATGTGCTTCTTTCATCTTGTTGATTGATTCTTCAGTATGTTTTTTGTCATAAAAGCCATTACCTTTTCCACTTTGTTGTAAACTCATTTTAGCTAAAGATTCTGAAGTATGTTTTCTACCTAAATTCGAACCTGCTATTGGATTTAGATTATACATTTTTCGCCATCCAATTTTACTTTTATATTCATCAATAAATTTTTGTTCATGTTTGATTAAATCTTCTTTTTTACAAAAATATTCTATATTAAAAGTAAAGTTTTTTTCTCCATATTTATTCCAAGCAGATTGTAAATATTTATTTTCATGGTCTTTTCTATGCAACATCCTTAGATGTTCTCCAAATCTTCTTGCTAAATTTATTGCCGAACCAATATAAATCTTTTTATTAACTTTATTTTTAATTGAATAAATGCCTGGTCTTTCTACTTTCATTTCATTTTCTCTTAGATTTTGAATAGCATCATCTTTCCAACCAGGAATTGGTTCAAACTGATATATAACTTTTGATAATGGATAAATTTGCTTATCCCATTTATTCTCAAAGAATAAATCTCTTATATATTTTTTTGTTTTTTGTACTGTTCTACCTCTTTGTTCATACGGAAAACTGAAATCGCCCCCTTGAGTTCTAAACATATGGGCATAGAATGTGGAATGATTTACAAGAACTTTATGTCCTAATGTTCTTGTCTTTAAACTCAATTCTATTCCTTGATTTCCCCATGAACCAGCCCTTTCATCACACACTTCATATTCCCAATACCTCTCACGAGTACACATGAAAAAACTTCCTTGTAAACTCATAGTTTCAGTAAAACCTGTTTCTAACTCTTTTTTATATTTATCTGTTTTCTTATAAGCATTAAAATATTGAAAATGAAAATTTGAATCGAAACAATAACTCTTGCTTTGTGGATTATGTTTTCCTATCCATTTCATCTGATGTCTTATCTTATCGCTAGTACCACAATCTGGACATATTGTTGGTGTTGGTCCTTGATATTTCTTCCAACCACATTTCCAACATTTCCAATCAAATGCCCATAGATTACGCATAATCGGCACCATCATGACGTCATCACCCATCTTCTTAAATCCTTCAATCATTTTAGTATCAAAATCTTTATCAAATGAACAGTGGGCATCACATTTAGCCACATACTTCGCTCGACTCAATTTAACTCCTAAGTTTGTTGCGGCTCTTTGTCCTATAGACTTTCCTACATAAATTATATTTACTCTATCGTGTTGCGGTATCTGGGGATTAGCCCATTTGCCGTCTAAAACAGCTATTATCTCTGTGTCTGGTCCAGTATTTTCAAGAAGGTCTTGTATAGTTCGAGCTAGGAACATTTCTGAATTGGCGGGGATGATTACTGATAATAAATACTTTTTCATATTATTTTATTTTTCTTTTGATAAGTCAAATATTTTCTTTAAATCCCATCCTGGTATATCTTCTTCTTTTATAGTTTCCCAATTTTCTGGTTTACGCCTGAATGATTCCATCGTAATTTTTGGTGAACTGAATGTCCTACCATGTCTGATGTCAATATTCGGTAATTTTGAATGCCATACTTCACTTTTATCATCTGAGAACCCACCACGTCTTTTTCTCTTTCGACCAGGCTCATATCCCCAGATTCTAGCTTTTCTGGGTTCCCTACTCCTTATATCATCAAGTCCCCAGTCTTTTATTTTAATTTGTCTTTGATGATAATGGTCTAAAATGAACTTCCTATTTGCACACATGCATGACAGAGGTAACATACCATCATATCTAATAGCGATGCCATCTCCACCATAACGCCACCTCCAAACATTTGAATTATAAAAAAATACATTATCCTTAGTTGGCGTAAACAAGAAATTTTCGTAACTGTAGAGAACATCATGCTCTGTCATATAAACATAATCAGCAGTACTTTTCTCTAAAGCTAAAACAATCTGGTCAACCATAGTTGGATATGAGCGAAGACGATTTTCGAGTACATAATTCTCACCAAAATCAATCGGTTTTAATGATACAGATATAATTTCTCCTTTAAAAGCCTTTTTAAGTTGTTCTCGACAAGCTTTTATTATCGGATGTCCCTCAATACGATTGTCTGAATAATATATGCAACCAATTTTTTTATTCATATAATTATATAATTATTTATTCTTTAATCCACATCCAACTTCTTCGTCTATCTCTAACTTCTCCTGGTTTAGTTTTTCTACTTCCTAAAATATAATATTTTTTTATTCCTAATAATCTAGCACAAAGGTCTACTGCAAACTTAACATGACAAGCTCTAAGACCATAAAAATCTCTTCCTTGTATTGCATAATCGTGCCCTGATAATACTCCTCCACTTTTTAACTTACGATGCCATTCATATATATCTTCTATGATATATCTAATAGCGTGGTTACTATCGATATAAACAAAATCTAAACTCTCATCTTCAAAATCTTCTATAGCTTTCATTGATGTTTTCTTGACAATTTTATAGTCATATCCTTTTAATTTTTCTTTTGTTTCTCTAAATAATTTATTATAAGGAAGTTCTTTAGGATGTTTTCTATAATTTTTATAATTTATCCAAGGGTCAATAGCATATACTTTTAATCCAGCTTCACAAAGTTCTCTTGTATATTGTCCTCTATAAACACCTATTTCAGCTCCTACTTTATAACCTCTTTCTTTAAAAAAATTGGGTAAATCATCTCTGCCACAATTAGGTATTTCTATACGATTACCTTCTAATTTAATTCCATCTTCAATTTTCATAGGTTTGATAAGTCTTTTAAGTTGCTTAAAATAGTTGTTCTAGGATAACACTTAGTATCGTATCTATATTTAAATAAAGGAAATATCTCTGAATATTTATAATGCCAATCATTTTTATCATCTGTATCGTGAACAACAATGTAATCCGCATTATTAGCTAATCTTCTTATTTCTTCTTTTCTTCTTGGTCCTGGTGCGTGGTCTACTAATACGACACTCCAATGCTCTGATAAATCTAAACTATCCCAATCATTTATATCTACAAACTTAAATGTATGATAAGAAGGATAATCATTTACTAATTCTCTTCTATCTTCAAATTTCCAAAAGTCATTAAATTCTGACTTACTTTCACAAGATACCAATTTACGCTTCTTATCAAAACAAGCCCAGTGTAAATATGGACTAGAGAATAATCCCATACCTAGTTCCAAAACGGAACCATCTGTCATATTCATAATTTTCATTAAGATTGGTAGATGAGAACCTCCTCCTATGTGTGTATGCATATTTAAACTATTTATTTTAGACATATTGTATTATTTTATTATTTTTTTAAATTTTGCATATATTTTTTTAAATTTTATCCCTATTTTCCCTTCCAGTTTGAATCCATTCTCTTCAATTAATGTCTTTAATTCTTCTTTAGTCCAATTATGGTAATGGAAAGGTTCTATCATCTTCTTTTTTGGCAACGGTGAAACTATATAAAGATACAATTTCAACACACGTCTGGCTTCTTTCAACCCATTCTCAGGGAACTCTAAGTGTTCTAAAACATCTCCCATAAATGCAGAATCGAATTGTTCATCCTCAAATGGTAGTTTATATACATCACCTAGAATTATATTAACTCCTCTTTTCTTAGCTGCTTTAATAGCATAATATTCATTATCAACACCAATAGCTCCAGTCAAGTGTTCTAAAAGTCCATCACCAGCACCTATATCAAGAAAATTTTCTTCCTTTATCCATTTTACAATATTATCAATATGTTTTTTATAATTATCAGACCTATTATACCATTTAAAATGATAACCGCCATATCTTTTATATTTTGAGAATCTCATAAGAACATTTTATTATGGATAAATTTCGCTTCTCCCCAATAAGGTAATTCTTTTAATGGTTTCTCCTTTTTATATCCTGTTCTTTGTGAAACTCCGTGTCCTGTTTTAAATGTAATTGCTGGATTACCAGTCCAAGAGTATTCATCTCTTGTTGTGAATACCAATGGCAATGTCTTATATGGTAATTCTTTCCAATTATCAAGAGTTACTTGTTTTTCTATACTATCTATCCAGAATTTACGACCACATATTTGACATCCTTCTGAAAAACCTTTTCTCCAAAACTTTCCTTTGTTTTTCCAATAAATATATAAGTTTGTATAACGATATACTTTGTCTTCAACTGGTGGAATAAACTTAAAGTATTCTGGTGGATATAATACATCTGATTCACAAGCTAAACAAAATTTAGTTTTAGCTGCTTTTAAACCTGTTAATAATTGTCTATAACAATTTGTATAACATACTGGTTGTTCTCCAATACATATATTATGTCCAAAATCTATAGGTTTTCTGGATACACTTATTATTTTAATACCATTAGATTGCTTTAAAATATTATCTCTTATCTTCTTTTCAAATGATTCATCCTCATCATTTGAAGTATAAAAAATAATTGTTACGTCGTTCATTTTTTTATGTTTTTCTTACTAAAATACTTTTATGACCTTTTTCAAAGCCATTTCTACTATTTGGATTTTTACCTTGTTTATATTTTGTCATATATCACATTTTATCTTGTTTTGGTTTTATTTCATTTTCATAATATTCTCTCCAAATCTTAAGAGCATTGCCCCAAGAGAATGAATTATTAGAAGGATTCTCTGTAGTTCCATTACTATGTGTTCTTGTAAAGCTTCTATGCTTGTGTGCGAACCAAGAATTACGATTAAGCATAATTCTACCTCCAGCTTTCCATGTCTTAAATACCATTTCGTGAGAATCTTGATATAAAGGACCATAATTCTCTGTTTCAAGTCTTTTTATAACCTTATCCCACCAACTCTTCTTCATAAACCAACAACTACCTTGCATAGCCATTGTTTCACTTATCATAACGTCTTTTTGCTTTTTATCTCTACTAGGCCATCTTTGGCCAGCGAATTTCATTTCACCCTGTATAACTAACTTTTCGTGTTGTACTGGTTTTATATCCATTACCTCCCATTTTTTAGGGTCTAAAAAAAATCTTGTAGCAGTAACAATCTCATTATCTTTAATATCTTTTAAAATGGTTGTATCAAATCCTTTAGCAAATAAACAATGTTCGTCTGCTCTCATAAGATAATCACCTTTAGCTACTGCAACTCCTGCATTGATAGCACCTCTCATTCCTCTATTCTTACCTAGATGTACTATCTTTAATCTTGGGTCATCTATAAACTCTGTCCAGTATCCATCTAATATAACGACTATTTCAAAATCTCCTTCAAAATTCTTTATAATAGAATCTATAGTCTTATGAAGAAATGGGTCTTTATATGACGGTATAATTACGCTGAGTAAATTTTTCATATATATTATAAATTAATTATTTTTTATTTCTTTTTTATAAGTATTAATTTCGAGTTAGTAATAAATAATCTTAATACCAATGCAATTACTGGTGAAATTTTAACATATAAATCTGATGCTTCATCTAATATACCAGGAAGGTCTAATCCTAAATATTTAGTTATAATAAGCAAAATTGCTATAAACAATACCCAGATTTCTTTACTCTTATAAAATGCTTTTTTAGTTGTCATATTATTTTTCCAATTCTTTTATTAATTTATTAATTTGTTTAGTTAAGTCTCTAAAAACCTTTGCTAAAGATTTTTTTTCTTGTTGTGTTATTGACATATTATAATTTATTTATAATACTATTTATCTAATGGTTCTAATTTACCATTTAGATGTTTAACGCTATTCCAATCTTCTAAACCGACAGATGTGGGTGCTTTAAATTTACCAAGTCTACCAGCACTATTTAGAATAGTGTCTACTTTTTCTTTATAAATTATTAGCGAATCATTTAGTCCCATACCTAACTTTTGTTCATTACCTTCAACTAATAAATACATTTGTCCATCTTTAATGCTCATATAAGTATTATTATTTATTTTTGACGTTATGTAATATTGTAAACCATACATTCCAAATTTATAATCAGAAGCAAATTTGGTATGACCCTGACCATCTCTTTCATAATTATCTAACACTTCACAAATACCATCTTCTTTTCTTTTATTGTAGAGCATTACAGCGTGATTTGGTTTCTTGTATACTGAAGAATTCTGATATACACCATTAACTATTGGACTACTAGTATTATAACTAACCTGTATAGGTCCATACTTTAACTGTTCTCTAAAATTAATCTCATTTACTGAAATTAATATATAATTTATTTTAAAATATATTAATGACTTTTTACTTTCATTTATTAACTCATCTGTTAAGTCTTTATAATATTCATCTATTGAAAATACTGGAGTTCTCTGTCTAAAAGGAAATGGATATTTATTATCAGCTAATATTCCAATCTTTCTCCATGCTTCTGCTACTTTAGTAAAATAGTTTCCTCTATATGGGTCTGTATCCTTATAAAATGTTCCAGAATATTTAGCTATTATTCTGTCAGATGAATTTATATCCTTGTTCTCATCATATAAATCTAATTCTTTTAGTATTTGTTTTAATAACAAGTCTTTATCTGCCATTCCTTTTAAAGATGTTTCAACACAATTAGCAGATGAATATGTACAACAAGCAAATGTATCCCCATATAAACCTAATTGGCTTTCCCACTTAGGAATATATTTTGTACAATCTCCATCATCAAATAGAACTGTTCTTATCTCATTACTATTAGCACCTAATATATGGTCAGATGGTCTTATTTTATCTATAAAGCCATAATTTATATTTTCTTTATTCATATCTATTTTATTATAAAAAGCAAAATTGGAATCAACACCCCTAAAACTACTAAACCAAACACCCAACTAACCTTTGCTTCAAGATGTTTAAAGTCATTAGTTAAGAATATATCAAACCTCTTATCGATATTTTCTACTTGAACTTCCAATGCTCTTATTCTTTCATTTTGTTTTCCGTTTAATAATGTTTCCATCTTATTTAATTAATTACGTTTATTATATCTTCATATGTTAGGAGAAGGAAAATAAATTTCCTTCTCCTATACATTATTTGACTATCATCGTTTAGGTTGAACTAAATGTTAAGCAGATGGACTAGGTGAAATACTAGGTGAGATTGAAGGACTTATAGAAGTACTAGGACTCTGACTAGGACTAATTGAAGAACTATAAGACGGACTTATTGAAGGACTTATAGAAGTACTAGGACTCTGACTAGGACTAATTGAAGGACTAATTGAAGGACTAATTGAAGGTGATTCTGAGGGACTTATACTAGGACTATAACTAGGTGAAATACTAGGTGATAAAGAAGGACTTATACTTTGAGAAATACTTGGACTATAACTAGTATAATGATAGAACTCAGCACTACCTCTTATATGTTTTCTAACTTCATCCATTAATATCCAACTAATATCCATATTATCACTGTTACCATTAAAAATGTACAATGGTAATGTAATAGCTCTCGGTACTCTATCAAAATGAGTAGCTATTATTCTTTTTGAACTTCCATTCCCTATCAAAAACTCAACTCTATCTATTCTCCATCTTATTTCAAATGATGTAGAAGTATTTGTCCATGTTGCTTCCCATGGTATTGTTGTAGACTCGACTGTCCCGTCATCATCATAGGATCGGGCATAAAGACTTGTGCCACTAATAAAAAAATACGCAGCATTTTGATTCGGCATAGCTCTGGAATAAAGACCAAAGATACGAGAATCTCCGCCTGTAGGAGCTGTAGGTATTTGAATTTTAAATTCAAAATTACCATACATAAAAAAGTCCGTCGTATTTACTGTTACGGCATTAAATCTTATTTTCCCATTAACTATTTCTGGATGTAATGCTGTTACTTTTACGAAGTAATCATCACCGTAACCAAATATAGTTGGGTCATAGAAGAAGTGGTATTGTTCATCCACAAATCTTGTATCAGACATATATTTATTAATTTAATTTATTTCTTTTCTTTTTTATCAGTTGTTGTTTTTTTTTTGTTATAGTCTTTTCTATATCTACCTTCTATATCTACCTTTTCCTCTTTTTCTTTAGCAAGTTTTTCAAGCATTTCCATAGCCATTTTAGGGGCTATTTCGGCAGCCATCTTTTCTGCTATTTTCTTAACTTCTATTTTTTGTTCATGAGTTAAAGTACTAACTGGTTTACCAGTGCTTTTACCAACATGTCCATATTCGATTTTAGTAATAGTATGATCTGGTTCAGATTCTCTTCTAGAGTCTTCCCATGGATCTTCCTTATCTTTATCAGCTAAAACAAAATCTGAATTAAATGCTTTATGATTCATCATCAATTTGCATGTTTCTTCATCATCTATATTAACCATACCATCTTCAAATCTAACATATGAACCAGGAACTGCATTTCTCCCAGTTATAGGTTCAGATGGTTGACCATGTTTTAAAACAACAAGATAATTTGTTTGTTTTGATATAAACTTCATATATTTTTTCCCTTCATAATTAATTAAACTTATCTAAATGAGGGGTGGTGACAAAATGCCACCCCCCTCAAATAAAATCTATTCTTTGATTCCAACTACATTCAAGAAATTTGCAGTACTATCAGCAAGGGTTGCTGCATCTTTAACTAATACAACTATATCATTTCCATAATTAGCTGTAATATAACCTAATCCAGATGCCCAATTTATAGTATCACCTGATCCACCCTTAACACTTAATGAACCCATTATTTGAGTTTCACTATTGCCACTAGGACTTGTTTCCCAAATTTGCATGCTATCTGCAGCTGCAGTAGCCATATCTATGATGTATTCAATTTCTTGTAAAATAACTCTATGAGAACCCTTAGGCTTTTCAGCTCCAACGTGTCTATCATAAGTTAATCTATATGCAAATTCTAACGAAACACTAGTATCTAGGTGTATATCATAATAATTTACACCTTCTGTAGCACTTGTTGAAAGAGCTCCAGTATCTATTCCTAATTCAGAACTAGCAGTAGACATTGGTCTTAAAGCATCAAGAATCTTTGCTTCCCAAAGGGAACTAGCATTGATTGTGTCAACACAAGCACCTAAAGTACTACCAGTAGCATCTCCATAAGTAGCTGTAACTGTTGAAGAAGTTCCTGCGGAATTTGTAGCTATTAAAACTAAGTTAGTAGCTGCGGTATTAGTAACAGATGTTACTGAACCACCACCAACGTATTTAATACGTAAGGCAATAGGAGTATCACTTGTTATTTGTCCTACAGTACCTCTTCTATTTATTTCTCTATATTCGTATGCATTCATACATTTATTTCTTTCTTAATTATTGATTAAGCGGTCAATTACCTCGTGACCTTTTCGGGCTAGAGGTCTAAGCCTCTAGAAGGGTGTGATTTTTTTTGATTCTCCACACCCTCTCAGAGAATTATATAATATTCATTTATAACATTTCATAACAATACAAGCTATTTACTATGCAGTAACCCCTTTTAAAAGGGCACATTTAGGAGCTTGAATTCTTTGTAGACCGACTTCTGATATATATTGATCAATCTGACCATCAACATCATTGGCTTGAACATTAGTTTCTAATTTGGTATCACGATTGTTCATGTAGCGATACTTGAAACAATCCATATCAAGTAAGAATCCATATCCAGCATAATCTCCCATAAATAAAGGATTATGGATAAGATTAATTTTACCAAATGCTGTGACATATTCACCAATTTGCATACCATAAGTCTTTGCTAATGGTTTCATTTGAATTTGACCTCTAGCGAATTCATTGATAGCTTGTAAAACAAGACCACCGCAGAAAAATGATTTAGTAGTATCTCCATAGGTAAATCCTTCTCGTAAGAAAGTGTTAAAGTCAGGAGCTGTTAAAACACCACCCTGATCTTGAACATAAGATCCACCTGATTCAATAAATTCTAAAACACCACCAGTAGCTCTTAATGGATGACCATTAGTTCCACTTATGGAATATTTCTTTTGACCATACCAAAATGCTCGTTCCAAATCTAAAGCATGTTGTGTACCTATCTGTGCTCTTAGGAAAGGTAACTCTTTTCCACCGTATAAATCGGCTTCTTTTTCAGTACCAGAAACAGCAATTGTGGTCTTGAATATCTGAGTGTAATTGCTTTCTTTAGATGACCGTGTAGTATTAACGTTTCTTGCACCTGAATTTTCTTCATTTACATTACCAATTAGGTACATACCATCACCATCTACACCAGCAGCTGCAGCTGTAGAACCGAAGCCCCTAAGATGTAACTGTATTGTTGTAGCAGCAACAGTACCAACTACCATACATTCGCCAGTTCTGGCATTCTTTACAATATCACCAGCTGTGAAGATGTAACCTGAGTTAGCACCAGCACCTGTTAATGTAGGAGTTTGATCTGCAGCAGTAGTATAAGTACCGCTGACTTTTGCGTAGCGTCCGCCATAATAATTTTCGAACCATGAAAATTCAGGATTTGATGTTGATTTTTTCATCAAACCAGAACCCTTCCATGCTTGTCCATCCCAAACTTTACCAACTTGCGTTAGTAATGTTACGAGAGGATGCTTTGTCGGTTCTAAAAGAAAGATCTTGTCTACGGCGTTCACTATTAACCGTCCCTCTGCACTGGAAACTGCTGTAGTTCTTGGAGCTGCAGCAACTGTTCCAGTGTCATGAGTACTTTCGGTATAATAAGGATAACTAGACATATATTTATCTTTTAATTTTAATTAAGTTGTTAATTTACAACTGTCTAAAAGTTATCCATCAAAAATTTAAAGTACATTAGGATTTGAAGTATTACCAATAAGCTGATCGACAATATCTTTATCATCAGTAACAGTAGTACCCTGAGAACCACCACCAGCAGCGTTAGCTGCAATAGATTTAGCGGCTTCTCCCTTAGCTACTTCAGAATCTTCCTTTGCTTTCTCTTGTAAGGATTGACCCTTTACAACATCATAGGCGATTTTAATAGCATGCTGATTAGGATGGTCTTTAATCCACTTATCAATCTTTTTAGCATATACAGGAAAATCTTCTGTTTCTGTAATAAATTTACTGACACTTGCTTTATAATCCCTCATTTCTTCTGCTTCATCGGAGGTTTTCTTTACTTTTTTACTAATTTCTTCACCTAATTTCTTGACATCAGCACTAATTTTTTTAGTGATTTTTTGTTCAAGTTCTTCAGGTTTCAATTTTTCGTATTCCTTTTCTCCGACTTCTTTCTTAACTTCTTCATGGGCTTTTGTAACAGTTTCTGCATCTTCGATAGAAATTTTGCCCTCAATTGCAGCCTTTGCCAAACTACCATCAATCTTTCCATCAATGATTGCTTGGACTAATTCAGGTTGTGCATCAAGTTTATCTAAGAGAGGTGAAATTTCTTTAAAGAAACTTTTAAAATCTCCCAATTCCTTGCCTTGAGTGCCTAATCTCTTTTCTAATTCTGCATAACTTTTTTCAAGTGGTGTTTTGCCACCTTTTACTTCATCTGTTGGTGCCTCCTGAAAACCTGATTTCTCTCCTTTGCCAGTAGTAGTTTCCTCTACGGGTACTGGAGGATCAGGAATTAGATTAGAGTTATCCGTTGTAGTTTTTACTTCTTCAATGGGCTCTATTTTCTTTTCTTCAGACATAATTTTGTCCCTTCATATTAGTTAATAAAACTCGACTTTTATTCTTCTTCTAAATTTTCTTTAGAAGAAGTTTTATTTTTTGCAAACTTTCTATCAGTTAATGTTTGAGCTATTTTTTCTAAATCAACTCCATCTTTAACTTTTTTCTTTTCTGGATGATTAGCTATAGCATCCAAAATTTTCTTAGTTTGCTTTTGTTCCATTTTTTTTAGATTCATAATTTTTTTCCTTCATATATTAATTTTTATATTATTTAATACGAGCCCCTTCCCGTTAATCTACTTATTCTTTTTCGTACTGTTTCTCTTTTTGCATTTATTTGTGGAGTTGTTTGATTTCCGAAAGATTCTGCTTTTCGTGATTGTAATGTAGAAGCAATATTTGGAGTTACTGTTGGAGTTGTTGGTCTAGCTTCTATAATAGGTGATGATTGAATAGGTGATGATTGTTGTGGTGGTCTTGGTATTCCCCTTGGTGTTCCCCTTGGTCTTGATATAGGTCTACTGATTGGTTTTCCTGGAAATGTTGGGTCTCCTATAGGTAATATTGGTTTTGGGTCTGCTATTATTGGTTGAGGTATTCCTGGTTTTTGACCTGGCACTGGACGAGATGTTTGAATATTTTGATTTATTTGCCAACCACTTTCATCTGGTACTGTTATTCCTGGTATCTTTGGAATAGGTTGTTTATTCTCACCCACTCCCATCCAACCTGCTGAACTACCTGAAAGATTATGTCGATTACCTTGCGGGTCTATATAATAAGTAAAACTTTGACCAGTTGTCCAATCTATACCAGGTCTAATTTCTATTCTTCCATATCCTTTAGATGCTAATTCTTCATTTATTTTAGTAATATCACTCCTAGGTCCTAAACCTATAGGTCTAGGTGCTCCTGGTTGTTGTCCTGGAAATTGTCCTGGTGGTTTTAGACCAGGAAATCCTGGTTGTTTATATTGGTCTCCTATTTCTCCAAATCTATCTTTTCGACCTTTAATCCATTTATTATATTCTTCTTCACTAACTTCTCTTGCTGGGGATGTCATATCGCCAATTGCATCTTGATGTGAAGGTATAGTCCATTTACCAGTTTCTGGATTATAACCACCCACAAACCTTGATTGAATACCTTCAAATCTTGGGTCTCTTGGTTTTCCTATTTGAGGTGGTTTTGGACTAGGAAATCCTGGTTGAGTAATTGGTTGTCCTGGGTATCCTGGTTTTCCTGGAAATGGTTTTCCTGGTAACATTGGATCTCCTGGTTTTCCTGAACCAGCTAATGCTTGTTGTTCATCTGACCATCCTCCGTGTGTTGGTCCTGGTTCTGTAAAAGGAAGTTGTTCTGGTTTTTCTCCTGGCTGTCTTGTTATAACAAATGGATTATCATATGGAGCAGGATTGTTTTTTCTCCATTCTCCTCCAGCTTTAATTTGTTCATTAGTAAGTCCTTCGTTTCCAGGAAGAGGAGTTGAAAACCATTGTTCTTTTTGTTCTTTATGATACTTATCTAATTGTGCCATTCCTAATTCATGTGATGGTTTCAATTGATTTTGTTCTCCTAATTTATCTCTAAGTATTTTATTTTTTTGTTCTTCAGGAGTTATTGCTGTATCACTTACGACACCAGAACCTCCACAAGTTTGACATGTAGCCATATATTTATTTTTTTAAACTTTTTTTAATTATATCTCTTTTCTTTCCTATCTTAGTCTTCTTAACTTCACCACGATAAGACTTTCCATCCTTATAACAAATATGTAAATATTCGCTAGGATTTGGTTTAACTGTCCTAACACGACCATTTTCACGAACACATTTTAAAAATAATTTCGGGATATATTTATACCTTTCTATCTAAATTTTGCAAAAAGTCCTACATCTGAATGTTTTTTAGCATGACATTTTTTGCATAAAGTTATTAAATTAAAATCTTCTAATAATTTCCCTCCTTTATCTATCGGAATAATATGATGACAATTTAATTTTATATTATCTTTACGTAATTCATTAGAACTCTTTTTACAATCTTGACAAGTATAATTATCTCTTTTATATATTTCTAATCTTTTTCTTTTCCATATGCTTGTTTGACAAAATTTAATACCATTCTCAAATAATTCATCTAAAGATTTTCGTTTTTTTAATCCACGTTTTTTTGCAACTTTTAATAATAATTTTGTAACTGTATGTGGTTTTCTCATTTTCTGTTTTATTTTTTCATCAGCATTTTTATCTTTACCCCATTCATATCCTAATATATTATTCTCTAAATTATGTTTAGCCATACAACTTTTACTACAAAATCTTTTTCTCTTAACATCTCGTGAATTATTTAAAATCAATAATTTATTACAATATTCACAATATTTATTTATTTTCCTAAAATCAGATGGCATGTTTTTATTTACTATCTTTATTTATTATCTACATATTTGAAACAAATTCAAAATATAAAATATCTCGAATTTATCATTTCATATATATTATACCACAAGTAACACTCTATAATCAATAATTAGATTATTTTTTAACAACTTTCCCCTGTTCTGCCTTTGCTCTTATTTTCTTTTCGCCTTCAACAAAATCATTCAAAAAATTTAATGCTAATAATTGACCTTGCCCTCTAGCTACTTGTGTAGGTTCTTTAAATGGGTCTATACTCCTTAATCCACTTTCTACAGTCTTAATCCATCCAGTAGTAATAAGTTGATATGCTTGCCAGAATTTACTATAAGATAATTCGACTAAAAGGTCTTTCATTGTATCAAGTTCCATTTTTTCACCTGGTTGAGGTGTTTGTGTTGTTGTTTTTTTCTTCATATTTTTATATTATTTATTATTTATTATTTTTGAAGATATTCTGGTATTTGTAAACCTAAATCTATATAATTTAATTTTATATATTCATTTCTTTTATTATCAACAAATTTTTTAGCCTCTTTGAATTTTCCATCATATACCATTTTTTTAATTTGTTTTCTCCTTTCAACTTTTAAACTATCTGAAATAGACTTTGGATATCTATCCATTAATTTATTTAAATATTTTTTCTTTAATTTATTAACTCCCTTTTCACGATTAGCTCCATATTGTATATCACTAATCATTGCTCCACCATGCTTTATTAATCCTCCAATTGGAGTTGAATCAGCTACTGTTGTTAAAATTTTACTTAACCATTTATTTTTCTTATCTGCCATATTATTATTTATTAATTAATTATATATTAACGTTGAATACTATTTGCACGAGTCTCTAATTTAGCTTCAGGACTATTTCCTGGTTTTTGAGCAATATTTGTATTAACTTTAGCCTGCCCTCCCCGATTCATACCTCTTGGATTTGTTGTTGGTAATGGAATATTAGCAGCCATTGGAGGAGCACCAGATTGCAATAAGTTAATTGGTTTTTTTGCTTCAGCAAATTGAGATGGTCCAGCAGCAGTTCCTCCTCCTAATAATGCTAATGCTTGTTGAGCAACATCTTCTGGAATTTGACCACCAGCTAATTTAGTAGGTAGTGGCATTGCACCAGCCTCTGCACCTGCTTCCATTCCTGGTTCTATACCAGGTTCTGGTGGTGGTGCTGGTTGTTCTGCTAAAGTAAGCGATTCAATATCCCAATTCCAATCATATAATAATTTAGAAGTAAGTTTTTGAGGGTCAAGAAATGGTAAATTAATAAGTAGTTGAAATAAATCCATATCTTGTTTTTTCTTAACATCACTTTGTCCAGCAATAGAAGGTAATACTGTAGCTTTAAAATCAAACTGACCCATTAAATCATCTTTTTCAATTAAAGGAAATTCTATATTTCCATTATCTCCAAAAATACGAATATTAAATTTCTTTGTAAAAAATTGTTTATGCATTGAAATCCAATATCTTTCTAATGTTGAAAATGCTTCTCCTAAATGATTAACATATAATCTTACTCTTTCTAAAGTTGATTCTCTTAAATGTCTTGTTTCTGTTGCACTACCAGTTTTTCCACCAACTCCCATAGAAGAATCATCAACACCAACACCATATCTCATATCAGCCTTTGTTAATTCTTCTTCTCTATATGAACTTGTTTTAACATCACTAAATTCAACTGATTTAACGCCCGCTGGGTCAGTTGAATAAATAATACCAAATGGTCTAGTCACTAATTCCTCTTTATTAATATTTGCTAATGGATTAACAATCCACATTTTATGAATATTTAATGTTACTGCATCTAATCTTTGATTCTTTATCATATTCAACATTATTGTCGGATTTTCAAGAATTAAAGGAATACCATAACCTTCAAATTCATCAGGAAGTTTCAAATAAGTAACTGGAATAAATGGAGCTTCTTTAAAATCATAAGGTATTGGAATTTCAGCTTTTGGTAAAATAGGAACATCACTTACCATTACAGCATATTTATCTTCGGATGGTCTCCACCATTCAAATACTTCATACATTTGTAATGATGAATCATTATTTGCATTTTCATAAATATTATTTGTTGCACCAGAACTAGTTGGTGTTACACCCTTAACAATACTTTCTTGAGTAAATTTAACTTCACCCCTAATAGATGCATAATTTGTCAAATTTCCTCCTTGTTTTTGTGTAGCCATTTCCAATCTTTTTTTATCATACATTGGATAACGACGCTTAATTGTTGCTTTATTTAATATTTTTCTTCTAAACCAAAATTGTTTATCTTCTTTTTTGATATTATGCCAATCATACCATAAATCATAATTATCAACATTTTCTACATATGGAGCATCGTAAAATGTTTGTGTCTTTTTTTTAAATTTCATTTTCTTTTTATTGATGTCAACTCCTTCTAAAAATTCATTTGTACGAACATCTTTTTTCCAATATGCTTGTATATATCCAGTACCATAAATCAAAGATGAACTAACAAGCATTTCAGCCATAGCATCAGCTTTTGCAGTTTCCCAATCATATTCAAGTAAATGTTGAACTTTTGTAGCTTTTGGTTGGTCGTCTTCAGTTCTTCCTTGGACGCCAATGTCTGGTCTCGCATCAAGAATACGAGGTTTTAATGTTTCTACAACAGCATGAGCATATGGTACAAAAACATTTGCTTGCCATTGTTCGATTTCTTTTTGTCTATCTCGTGTATCACAAATATAAATTTTATACGCTCTATCTAACCTAGGGCGAATAATTGATGTAAAATAATTTTTAGCATCAATAAGCTGTAGGTTAAATTTCTTTATCATTTCTACCTCGCCTTTAGAATAATCTTCAGGACGATAATCTTTTATTGTATTAGTCATATATTTTTAAATTTTATTAA